CTAAATTGCCGGGCAACCATCATCTTTCACTCGATTGATAAAGAATGTCACTCTTCCCAAAACTTCAATCTCTTCCAGTGCAGAACCTTCTATCGCTTCACCATCATCGGAGATAAGCGCCCTACCCATAAGTTTTGCAAACTGTGTATGGCCATCACATAGGATCAGAAGCACGTCACCTTGTCTCTTTTCACTCACTGGTTCGATTACTGCAAAACCTATGTCCGTTTCAAGAATGTGGCTATCACCCCCAACCCGACAGAAAACTGTCGGGCATAGACTTCTTTCAACGTAGTCTATCGCCGGTGAAGGAAATCCCATCAGTGAACCATCCCCATGTTTCGCAGTATCCAGTAGTGATTGTCGGTTCCGTCAGTTGTCTTGTCCATGAAATCTGGTTGATATCGCTCTATCCAGGAGTTGGCATCGGCCCGTGTAAAGTGCCAGTTGAACTCCCGCAACTTCTCAATGAAGCTATCTGTGCTCAGGTAACGATAACCCTTCGGATTAAGTTTTATTGCCTCAACAAATGCAGTATGTATGTCTTTGTTACGTGGCATGATTAACCCCTTTTTGCTGTATATATATACAGTATAATGAAATCTTAGGGTCGATCAAGCGATCATCTGATGCTAAACTTCCGACCTCTAAGAATTCACTGATATTTATAATGTTAAAGCTATTCGCCAGGTACACATCAATAGGTGTTATCAACACACTCATTCACTGGGTAGTGTTCGCCATTTGCATATACGCATTTCATACGGGGCAGGCTCTCGGTAACTTTGCAGGATTCGTTGTAGCTGTGTCGTTCAGTTTCTTTGCTAATGCAAAATTCACCTTCAAGGCATCAACCACAACTATGCGCTACATGCTCTACGTCGGGTTCATGGGGACGCTGAGCGCAATTGTTGGCTGGGACTGCCGATAAATCAGGAATGGCACCCATCGTCACGCTAATCGTATTCTCTGCCATCAGCCTGATATGCGGATTTATATATTCAAAATTCATTGTCTTTAGGGATGCGAAATGAAAATTTCTTTAGTCGTTCCGGTCTTTAATGAAGAGGCCACGATACCTATATTTTATAAAACAGTACGCGAGTTTGAAGGCCTGAAAGACCACGAAGTTGAGATAGTCTTCATCAATGACGGAAGCAGCGATTCAACAGAATCAATCATCAATGCTCTTGCTGTATCTGATAAATTGGTGGTACCTCTGTCGTTCACCCGTAACTTTGGTAAAGAGCCAGCCCTATTTGCAGGGCTTGATAATGCTACCGGGGAAGCGGTCATTCCAATTGATGTTGATCTGCAAGACCCTATCGATGTCATCCCTCACCTCATTGAAAAATGGCAGGATGGCGCTGATATGGTTCTGGCTAAGAGAACAGACCGATCTACCGATGGAAGGCTAAAGCGCAAATCGGCTGAGTGGTTCTATAAGCTACACAACAAGATTAGCAACCCAAAAATCGAAGAGAACGTGGGTGATTTTCGCCTAATGTCGCGAGAAGTTGTTGAAAACATTAAATTGCTTCCTGAGCGAAATCTCTTCATGAAAGGCGTCTTGTCATGGGTTGGCGGTAAAATTGATGTTGTTGAGTATGCAAGAGCTGAGCGTGTTGCCGGAAACTCAAAATTTAATGGCTGGAAACTATGGAATCTGGCACTGGAAGGCATAACAAGCTTCTCAACTTTCCCATTGCGCATGTGGACATACATCGGACTTGCTGTCGCCAGCCTAGCATTCATTTATGGCGCGTGGATGATTTTAGATAAACTTCTGTTCGGCAATAGTGTTCCTGGATACCCGTCACTGTTGGTTTCCATACTTTTCCTTGGAGGCATTCAATTGATTGGGATTGGTGTCCTTGGTGAATACATTGGACGCATATACATAGAAACTAAAAAAAGGCCAAAGTACATACTAAAGAAAGGTGAAAATAGGAATGTTTAATTCTAAATATTTTTACATCCCATTATTTTTAATTGCGATATTTTTCTATCCAATAATATCAGCGGATGTTCTTTACAGGGATGACTTAGATAGATCATTGTTTTCTTTTGATGGATGGGGTGTTTTGGGTCGGCCTCTTTCTGATTTCCTAATGCATATATTCTCTTTGAACTTTAAAATGCTTCCTAATGCCGCACCTATGCCATTACTAACAGGAGTGATAGTTGCGGCTGCTGTAATTTGGTATGTTTCAGATAAATTATCTCAAGAAAATAATAAATTCGTTTTTTCTTTATTCTTGACATCTATTTTTGTAACTCCGTTTTTCATTCAGAACGCTGCATATCAGTTTGACTCGTTCACTATGGTATTGGCTACAGCGCTTTGTGTTTTGTCTTTTTTTATATATGACGAAAAAAGAAAAGTATCGCTAGTTTATTCAGTGATACTTCTCGTATCATCTCTTTGCCTGTATCAGCCTTGCGCCAACATATTTATAACATTAGTTGCAGGTAACTCAGTTTATAAATATGCAAAAATATCAAACATAAAATCTCTTTTAGTTTTTTTATCATCATATTTATTATACTTCATATTGATAAGTTATTTTTTCAAGATGAATTCAGGAAGGGCGTCATACATCGACCCATCCGATATTGTTAAATCTTTCATGTCATCCCTAGAAAAGGTATACTTTTATTTTGGCTTGGTAGGCAAGTTATATGAATTTATAGTGATTTTAGGTGCTGTATGTTTTTTGTTTTGCTATTTAGTGTCTATCATAAAGTCAAGAAGTGAAGGTGTGATAAATATTTTATTTATTATTTTATCTCCAGTTGCAATTTTACTTTCTATGACTGGTCCTGCATTTCTTCTAAGGGAAGGTATAACAGACGTTAGGGTATTGTCTGGTCTTTCTGCTTCTATAGCATTGTTTATTTATTCATTTTATAAGGCGTTTAATAAAAATACTTACACTACATTCGTATCTGTTATTTTGTTTTTCTCCTTATCTACTTCCTTTCTATTTTCGAATGCCATAAAAGAGCAAAGAAAGTATGAGGAGTTTGTTATTTCACTTGCAGCTAATGATCTATCTAAACTTGATTTCAAAGGATATGTTTACGCTTACGGAGACATATATGATTCGCGGATAACTGGGAAAATACTGTCTGCTAACAAATTTATTAGGCAGATATATAGCCCCGCGGTACCGTGGATATCTATTTCCATAATGCAACAGTACAACATAAAAAATGTTGCACTTTATAACAATGTAGTTAAAAGCAGAAAGTTGAGTATGGTTTGTGGTAGCAAATCAGAGCCATTGATTTCATCAAGATATTACTCAATATTCAAATACAAAGATGATATTGTAATATATTACGGAATAAACCCATGTAAATGATTATTTTTTGGTGCCGGAAAGAATAAAATCTAATCCGGCATCAAATTAAAATCATAAACAACAAGAAAAACTTAAGTCTATTGTTGCATTGCCTGTTATCAGATCTGTTATCTGCACATCAACAGGTGAACCTGACCTAAAGATCCTCCGGAAGAAAATTTTACCACCCGTAATGTAGCCATTTACCTCCAATAAATTAGTGTCATTCCTTATTGCGCTACTTAATATTGTAAATATAGAACCAATACAATCACCTTTAAACGAGCTTAAATATGACGGAATGGTTATAGCAAAAGCCCCGGAACCAACATTGCTGGTGATATTACAAGAAATAGTTAGTCTTCCTGATACGTTGCGCTGAGTCAATTCATGTCTATAGACTTGTGAAGTATAGGTGCATGGAGCATTTATTGTCGGGTTGAATCCAACAGACTGGGGGAAAACATAGAAACTTTGCAAATTACCACCTGAAACATAGTTGTTTATCGGGGTGGCTGACCCAGTGAAAACATACACACCATTATTCTCAATACCTGATGAGTCTGAAGTTATTGGTTCCTTTATGCTGTTTTCAGTTCCGCTTATTAAAAATACTTTACCATATTCATGACCATCATTTGGGTGGAAAAGAATTCTTGGACCTATCAAGTTATTATTGTATCCTGATATAATATAACCAACTCCACCATTTTCTAAACTGGCAGGCTGAGTTTCGTCAAGCTTATGTGGAGTGTCAGAATAGAAATTTATTATGTTGTTTGAACTTCCGCTAAGCTTTAATCCAATTAACATTACACGAGTGCTTCTATCTCCATCCAAACCCCATACATGCGTGTTTACTATGTCGTTCGCTCCGCTTGTAATTTCCATTCCTACAGGATAACCAACTACAGTTGTGTTAGAGTACATACTATCAGAAGTTCGGTGGAGTATCCCGCTGATAGCAGAATTCCCAAGTTGATCCTCTGGGGCTACGACTGATAAATTATTGAATTTCCATTCATATCCTTTCTCTATATTAACACCACCGTTTAACATATTGAAAATTCTTGCATTATTTATTACAGGGCCAACTCCATCAGTACCATAAATTCCAACAGCAGATATTGACGATTCGGGCTCAATATAAAGACTGTCAATAATTACTCTATTTCCTGTTTGTATAGCAGTTATACCATCATTATAAGGGGATCTCCACTTATCATCCTTAACTTCTATAACAACAGTATCAGTAAAGTCCTTGGGTACGATAGAACCGATATTATGCATTCTTGCTCCACTATTTAAAACAAGACGCGATGTTATACATGTTTTACCAATAAACAATACGGTTCTTTTATTTGTTGCTGACCAATCTAAAGCTTGCTGATTAGGAATGGTATCATCATCAATACCATTACATTTAGCGCCAAATGATCGGTTTGTAATGCAATCAGTCAATACATCTTCAACAATTCTTGTTGAAAAACCTGTTGGCCCAAATCCTATTAATCCTGCCCCTGTTGGTTTGGCCAGATCTGTTCTTAAAGAAGCATCTCCAATAGAAACCCACGCACCTTGTCCAGTGCCGCCAGTTGAATCTGGTGTTGATCCAGCAGGAACGTCCTTAGGTAATATGCCATCCCACCGATAGTATTCACCATTTCCATCAGGAAGTTTCCAGTGAAGCGCTTCATCTGCCCTTGTTAAATTTGCTCCATCCTGGAATGAGTCAATCAATGTCCATCCCATTGACGCCAGTTTTTCTTGATAATGTATCTCCATACCATGCCAAGTCAGGCGTGGATTACCAAAACGATCAGGCCATAACTCATTAGATTGATCATTAGAAAGATGATCGAAGTTCTGGGCGTTATCGTACAAATCTTTTGCAGCAGAAGACCCCAGCGGATTGCCAGTATTATAAGTCGTCATATTTGCCTCATAAACGAAAAAACCCGCCGTAGCGGGTAATATTGATGTTTGGATTAAGCTACATTGCCGGGGTAGGTGGCGTTATCGTACTGATAGAAAGTGTCGCGATACTCTTTTGCTGTTACCTGGCATGTTCCATCAGATTGCGGTGCTATCTCTGAAATTAATGCGCTATATCCAACACGGGATGACTCGCAGAAAATCAGACGAGGCGATTCAATGGATGGGTCGTTTAGCATGATGCTGCTGAACTTGGCTTGTTCTGTTACTGATAGAATATATTCATCTACCCTTGTAACTGCCAACAAATCCGAAGCAGAACCATCCTGATAGCGTATCAATGCGCGGGGATTGTTATATGTCCAGTCAAGTGGTTCTGATACTGTAATAGTCGTTACGCCACCACTTGTACTCATATCCTCAATCAACGTGCTTATGGTTTTGCTACCAGGAATATCATCTGTGAAGATTATCCTGTCGCCAACGTTATAACAGAGAGCATCCATTTCCGTTGTCGTGGTGTGAGTCAGACGTTGCTGACGGTACTTCATCAGGCGTCGCATACCTATCTGATAAGCGCGATCCTGATCAAGAACACCATCAAGCGTATAGTCCTCAATCTTTACCGGAGTTGGGTTATCTGATGTTCTGCACTGCACCGTCTCTTCAGCCCATGTAGTGCCGTTGATATATGTAACATCAACACCATCATAGTCATCTGCTGACGGAGCAACGAAAGCCGTCTGAAGCGGATCAGTCATCTCCTGTGGGCTGATTATTCCTGTCCACGTTTTCACGCCTTCCCTTGCTCCAGATGCCAGACCATCGGTAAGAAGGAAGTAACTTTTTCCTGCATTTGTCACCTTCTGAAGCATCTCCAGCGCAGAAACAGAATCCGTGGTGGCAAAGTCAAAAAATTCGCTGCCAGGAGTCCAGTAAGTAGTTTCTAGTGAGTCAATAGCTTCACGGTCCATCGCCAGACCCAACTCATTACCTATATGATACAGAGCACCAGAAATGCTCCTTGATACACCTGAATCATAAACTCGCGTAGCAACGACGTTTACTCGACGATCTGACTGAGCAGCAAGTTTACCGCCAGTTTCCACGGTAACCGCCATTGTGGTGACGCCAGTATACGATGCTGGCCGTGACAACAAACGCCCACGCAATGACTGCCAGTACATATTATCGCGGCTGTTATTCTGTCCCTGCTCGTTCGTGCGGCGAGCTCTCACCTCTACAAGTGCAGGCGTATCCAGCGTGATTCTTTCGGTGAATCCCAGTCCGTTGATGTTCTGGAGATTGTACGATCCTGTTTTGCTTATCCACCCGGCGCCTGAACTATATGGCCGGTACTGAATCTCCCACGTCACCTCACGGTTTTGCTTGTTACCTTTTTTGTTGTATCCACAAATTCCGTTTGGGAAGAAGAAGTTTACTTCGAACATATCAGCAATTTCATTTTCGGGGCATGCCAGAAAAGGTCCCATCCAACTATCATTTTCATTTAAACCGTTGGCTTCAAAATCAAGTACTGTACGCGGTGAAAATCCAGTCCATGACGGGTCAACGCTGCCATCAATAATCCGATCCAAAGTTACAGAGCTTCCATCTATATCAAGTATCTTATATTCGCTTCCGGCATGGGAAACAGATAGCCTGACATAACCTTCATGGATTCCAGTGAACGGAGTTCCAGTGGCGCTATCGTAAGCCAGAGTTATTGATGCGGTAATCACATCTTCGCCGACTGGCTCTGAATGAGGTATAAAGTCAGCAATGAATAGTTGGTAATCAATGCTGTTGTACCAGAGCGTTACAGCCATCCCAACATAAGGAGAAATTTCTTCAAGCGTGTCACTAGTAATTCTGCTGTAAGCGCCATCATTAGTTACCACATAGGAATCAGGAACAATTAACTCAACAATAGCACCAACAGTCCATGTATCTGGAAGGTCATTTGTTGTCTCATCTCCATCATCAGTGCTCAGCCCATTAAATGTTATTGTTGGTCCGGAAACGGTTAGCGAATCAGCAACAACATCTTCCGTGTCCGGCGCAGTTTGCGCCATATCAAGACCTGAACCAGACGCAGTTCCCCCAACCTCTGTGGAATTGAACCAGTTTTCTGATCGTTGGTCTCCACTAACGTTTTGCCCTGGTTGATACACTGTGTATTTAAACCCATCGCCAAGAGAGGCAATTGGAGTTGACCCTACACGAATATCGCCATCCCCAAATGAGAAACGCCCTCTCCCAAGAACAACGAACATTTCAACTGTCATTACAGTTGGATCATCAACTGAGAATCTTGTTACAGGCTGTACTGCATAGTCTGGATAAATACGGCTTCGACCAAATAACTCGCGTATCGGGTCTCCTAATTTTGCGTTGTTCGCTTTAGCTGGATTTACATCAAGAGGGTTTCCCGTTCCTGATGAATAACCGCCAAGGTCACCAACACCAGGGGCAAAGAAAAGAGCATACGCGACTGATGCAACTGATACAGCAACGGCAATCCAGGCAAGAGCAACCGCACCATATGGGACAGGATATATTCTGACATCGCTGTCTGATTTGATAGCAAACTCAAACCACGCCTGAGGTGGAATATTTTTTCCATCAACATCAATTGTGATCGGTTGCTTCATATCAGGCTTATAGCCTTCTACTTTTTTAATCATCCATTGGTGAATTGTGATGGCACCGTGTTCATGCGTTTCAAGCGGTTCACCAGGCAAGCGAGAGGGATAAATTCTGATTGTCACTTCCAGAACTCCACTTTGATAAAGCGACGTTTAAAACGCACAATGGGGAGAAATGTCACATTAATCCCTGGATTGCATTCAGCTACGTGAAGTTGACCATTTATCTCAACTACGACACCAACGTGAGTGACGGTTGAACCGGAATAACATGCAACTCCGGCACCAACACAAGGCTCGCACTTCTCAAGTGATCGCATCAGTTTGACAGCTTCTCGGTCAAGGCCACCGTCATCTTTAGTTACCCCTGAAAAATCTGGCCAGAGAGGTAATCCAAGGTCTTTCCGTACTTCATTGACGATGCCAAAACAGTCAAGCTCAGGGTAAACGCGCCCACCCTTCTGCCACACAACAGAAAGGTATTTGTCAGGATTGAACATAGTTTCTCCTTAACTCATGTAACGGAGGCCAGGGTAGTACGGAAGGGTGTAACGGTGGCGAGGCCATGCAGTATCGAGTACGTTCATATAGCCAGCCGTTATTTGCGCCTGTGTAGACGTCCATGAACCGCTCTTAATCGCCAGAGTGTATGGAACTGAAGCAGGTGCACTGAGGTCAGTAGAAACGTAGTTACGATAGGTTAAAGATGCCTCTGAGAGATTATCCAGCGCGTTACGAATCGCTGTTGAAGTAACTCCATCAATGTTATCGATAGCAAACTGTAAGTCCTGAGTTCCATCACTATTCCTGGCAGGAAGAGCAATATCAATAGCCGCAGCCTGGAATGTCGCAACATCACCATTTTCTGTGGTTGCGGTAATATCATCGAACCCCTTACATAAATAATAAACTTCACTACCGATGTTTATCTGGAGTGTTTCGATAATCACCTCTTCACCAGATGAGGCGTAAAGACGATTCAGAATTGTCACGGTCTGGGCCACTCCCTGTTGAGCGCAATATCAATAATGCTGCTGTTGATAATGTAATCCGGGAAATCAGCCCAACCAGGTGCAAGAACTGGCTGTTCCCATAATTCAAGGGTGGCTGTATATCGCCAGTAATTCCCCCCCTCAATGGTCGGCCCTTCATAAATATCGACGAACCGGCAAACGTACATGTCGATAGTGCCAAGAGGTGAGCGAAGAGGCATGTTGAACCAGTCAGCCCCATCTTTGATGGTATCCCTGAACCACGCCTCAAACAGTTGAGCCTCCGGATCTGTAAACAACCATGCCACTGAGGCCTGAGTTGGCGTTGAAGTGTACAGGCGGCGCTGCCTTGCCCTGCCAGATGTAAGTTCTGTTCTCAGTAATGGGCTAACAGGCTTTAACCCGAACCCTTCCTGTAACGGAATAGGCAGGTAATCATTCGGATAGTTAATGCTGGTAGTTTTAGCCATTAACCCGTTCTCCTGTTAGTGTTCCAGCGCATCATCGCTTTTGAAATGCTACCTTTTCCGCTCGCAAGGTCACTGGCTGCCTGTTGATAACCAAGCTTTGCCCCTTCTGTTGTTGCTTGTTTCATCATGGCAATCTGAGTGTCGGAAGGGTCACCATTCACATTCATATTTATAACAGGTGAGAAGCTGGCCCCCTGCGTGGACTGCTGATTCACCCTGTCGAGTGTTTCATCAAGCTTGGCAGAGGTCTGAGAAGTAACTACTCGCTCCCCTTTCTGAAGAAGCCAAGTCCCGGTTTCTGGAACGCTGTCGATACCATCGTGCGCCATGCCTGCAAGGGCCGAAGTACCAACGGCTGCTACAAGAGGTGCAGTTACCGCCGCCGCTGTTGCCATCGCTGCAGGAGCAAGCGCTGGACCAACGATAGGAATTGCCGCTGTAGATGCATAAGCGGCGATCTGAGCCTGTAAAGATGAAGCCTGTGCGTTTGCCAGCATTGATGCCGCTGCGCTTGCCTGAGTGGATTTACCTACCAGCAATTGCACTGCCTGATATACCAGCCATTGCGCCGCCATATCAGAAAGGGTTTTAATGATTGTTTCACCAAGACCAGAGAAAATATTACTGAAGAAATCACCTAAATCTTCTGCACCGTGCACAAGGTCATTAAGGTTGTCAGAAATAACCGAGGTTGCTCCACCAAGAATAGAAGTCATCGCATCTGCAGCAGTCTGGTAATAATCAGCTGATTTATCAGCATAATCATTCAACGCGTCCATTATCCCGCTTTGCCAGTCTCCCATCTGAGCATCAGACTTTTTGTAGTAGTCCTCCTGAATATCAAGACGGTCATCAAGCGCCTGCTGTAACGCTGCCGTTTCCTGGTCATAAAGCGATTTGCTTATATCACCACTTTGGTACTGTTTCTGTAGATCCTGCTGCCTGTCGAGAAAACTACGCTGGATATCCAGCAATTCCTTCATGCGCTGGCGAGTCTTGTCTCCCATACCTGCGCCGATAAAATCAGAATCATTAGCTGCCTGGTCATTCTGATTTTGCTTACGTAAATTAGCGGTAAATTCGACAAGTTTCAGATTTTCTTCGTTGGCTTTTTTGAGTGAGTTGAGGCGATCTATCTCAGTAGCAAGTTGCTCAAGTCGCTCTTTCTGAGCTGCATTAATTCCTGTTAATTTCCCAGATGTAAAATCAAAACGCAGCTTCTCTAGCTCGGTTACCTGCTGATTCTTTTTGCCAGTCGTGTCAATCAGCGCTATCTGACGCTGATAGCTCATTTCCAGAGACTTAAATGCTGACTCCAGTTTTCTGGCCCCGGCATCTGGAGATGCTTTCCCGTTAGTTTCTCCTGAGCCTAAGGAATAATTTTTGCTGGAAGAAGAAGGCACACCTACAGTGGCCTGACTGAGAGGAAGATTATTACCGGCTTTCATGATGGACAGTCGGCGTTCTAATTGCGCTATTTCAGCTTTTTTCCCGTCAACGTCCATACCAATTCGGTTAAAGCTGGCAAGGAACCCCTGATCTTCTACATCAGCTTTAAGATTGTTGAGGCGGCGCTCTATATCAGTTACAGATGCGTTGTCACCTACAGCCTTACCGCCTTTGTACAGGTCAATTAGCTTCCCTGCTTCAGCACCAACTTTAACAAGCCAGGTCGCGAGATCAACAACACCACCAACCAGGTCTGTCAAACCCTGAATAACCTGAGGATCTTTGAATACATCCCCCATGTCAGTAATCGCGTTCTGTAACCCTGACAGGTCAACATTGGCTAGGCCGGTTGCAATCTCAATTTTTACACCGTTTACCTGCGTCTCCATGTCCTCAAACAGGGAGTTTACTTTTACCAGCTTTTCGATATCAGCATCGTCAGGGGCAACGCCAAACTGTTTTGCCGCGTCCATGTACTGACGAAGTTTTTCTCCTCCCTGATCAAGTAATGGGAGAAGCTTGGAAAGGTCGTTACCAAGACTTTCAAGGATTGTGGTCTTTTCAGCGTTTGTTTTAATCTTTCCGAGCGCATTGCTGATAGCCAGCAACTGCTTATCTGGTGATTCACTGGCTAATTTCTTAGCCGATAATCCGAGTGCATTCAGAGCATCTACCGCTTCACCAGATTTATTCAGTACAGCATCGCCAATTTTATCGCCAATATCCTTGAAGATATCGGCCATCTGGTCACCGGATACGCCAGCTTTTTCAGCTGCATACTGCCAGGCAAGCAAAGACTGTGTAGACATATTGAGCGACTTAGCCCAACGGTCGGTTTCGGTAATCTGCTTTGAGGTTGTTTTTAGCAGGTTGTAACCGGCTACTCCGACGCCGATAGCTGCCGCACTTGCTGCGGTTGCAAAACCAGTAAATGCTACTGCGGCTGCTTTTGCATCGGCCTGAACCTGTTTGCGCCATTTTTGAGATGCCCGTTCAGCCTGGCTTAAACCAGATACAAATCCACCAACCTTGGCTACAAGATCAATGGTCAGCGTTCCAAGGGATTTACCAGCCATGCTATGTCCACTCCTGCATAGCCTGCTCCAGTGTAATGGAAGGCTCGTTAATGTGTGGTGTGAAGTCTGTTACTTTGAAGGAGGGGGAATCTTTTCCACGGTTGACGTTAGCCAGCACAGAAGAAATAAGGCCAGCGGCCCACTCAGTACGCATCATTCCGTTAAGGCTACCGTACTTTTGACGGTAAAGAACCCAGTCGCGATACTCTGTAACGCTAACGCGTTCTTTTGCTTCAGCAATGGTGCGACCGCCGATCCCGTTGAGAACTAATTCACACCAGAATTCGTCTTCTGCGCTGAGTTCGCCTTTCCCAGGTCATTAACCTGCTGAATAGCGACAAGCAGAGCAACGGTAAGAGCACCATCAAGTGCGCCGCGCTCAGGGTCTGCTTCACCAGTGATATCGGCGACAGTGAAAATAGGAGCGCCATTTTCATCACAGATTGATGCAGCGATACGCCCTGCAACACCATCAATCTTACCCACTGCTGAAAGAACATTTGATACCGCATCGTGATAGCCCATTGGCCTGATATAAACGGTAGCTGTGATCTCTTTATCTCCCTGCTTCCAGGTTATTTCCTTCTCAACAGGACGACCAGTGAACGCCCCTGCCTGTTTTAACGAATCCATATTCAGTTTCATTTCTTTCCTCTCAATTTGCGGGGTTTCCCCCGCTCATTAATGCCTGGTTATTAGCTCGTTGGTTGGGCCTTTGGAACCCAAACCCCCTGCCCTGAACGCTGAATAGTTGCTGAGGTTTGTACGACCGTATTAGCCTGGAAGTCGAACGGGAAATCAGAAACATAGCCTTGGAATACATACCAGGTACGCGTATCCGGCAGAGAAAGACCATCTACTGCATCTGGAGCACCAGAAGTCGCCACCGTTGGTTCATCCGTTCCATCAGCCCAGCCTATAGCAAAGGTCAGGTTTGTTTGATCGCTTGATTCTGCAAGATTGCTCAGCATGACATGACTGGCGTTTGCCGGGTCGGCGTTAAGAGCAACGGTTGCCTGACCCGGGGTGCGCAGACCTTTTTTATAAGAACGAGTATTGGTTTCGCTCAGACAGGTATCTTCAATTTGATCTGCCGGGCTACTACCTGGTGAGAATGAAGTAATACATTCAACTTCACTGACCACGCCGTTATTCAGAACGTACATCTGAGTGCCTTGAGTCACTACTGACATAATTATCTCCGGGTATAAAAAAACCGGCTCAAGGCCGGTTATGGTAGGTTTATTATCGATTGACTATCCAGTCAACGTCGAATGAATATCGGTACTTAAGGGTGGACTCATCTCTATCCTGAGGGCCGTATCTGACAATATTTGCCTTCAACTCAATAGCATAAATAATTGCCTGAGCTGCAAGCATTGCTTCATCGGCGGTATCAGCATATACATCAATCTGCAATGAGAACTTATCAGCATCTGGGCGCTGATTAAGATAGTTTTCCGGACCTCCTCCTGGGAGGTTCTGCCAGACGGCGTATGGATAAACAACGTTATCGTCCTGAATGCCGAAAGGGTAAATTCTTACCGGATTGCTTCCGAGTAAGGCAGTGACTTCAGGACTCGACGCGCAAACAGGAAAAATAGGAGCAATCATGCCGTCTCTCCTTTCTTCTGCGCTCTTTTGATAGCTCGGTCAATCCCCGCTTCGTAGTTAACAGAGAAGGTGTTGAAAACCTCTATCAGCCTGGAATTTGCAGCAGCACGAACGAGCGGTTTTGCTGCCATCTTTTCAGTGCCAAACTCAAGAAGACGCCAGTGAGGAGTGGGTGCATCTTTCGCAGTGCTTGGATGCTTTTTTAATACGGCTCCCTGAAGAATGCCTATCCTGAAGGCAAGATCACCGGTTTGTTTAAACATACGACCATTCCAGCGCAACGCAGCGTTATCAGCAATGCTACGCGCGGTGTGAGGATCGTCGAGCCGCTCTGCGTTTCTCTTTATCTGAGTTACGATAACGTTTCCCGCCTTCCTCAGTGCGGAGCGCCCTGTTTTGCGCTTAGTTTCCGTGGTAATGGCTTCTAACTTACCAAGCAGTGAATCTACACCTTCAAGCTTAAACTCAATGCTGTCAGCCATCCTTAACCCCCTCTGAGCACGGAAGCGTGAGATATTCAAGTCCACTATCAGGGTCAGGAAGAATCCCCTCAATGCTGTAGATTTTTCCACGGAAAAGAATACGGTCTTTCTCCTGGATATCTTCCCGGTATCGGATAGTGATTCTGGCCGTTACTTTTACGTTTGATGCCTGGGCTGTAATGAAATCCCTGACCGAAGAGGCAACCACGCAACCCCACACATCTGCAATGTCATTCCAGGTGTATTCCATTGCACCAGTAGTAGGTGACTGGATAGCGGTTCTCCGCTGAATGGTGACGCGGTGGCGCAGTTTTGCAAATTCCACAATTACCTCGGCTTGCCATCAAGATAGGTTTGCGGTGGCAACTCATCGTCAATTTCATCAACGAGCGTTTTTGCAATCAGAGATATCAGTGTTTCATCAGCCTGAGCCAGACGGTTTATCGCTTCTGCCTGTTTCAGTTGAGACGTTGCCAGCGCTTTCAGTGCCGACGTTAGTTCGTTTACCTGCTGCTCGTTCATAGGCAATCCTCGTCCACTTTTTAATCCACTCGCGCCGTCTGGCACATCCTGCGCATGCCATACATGCCCCTTAAATAATTGTCGGCTTACGGAGGTCGTAAATCAGCATTGATACAGAAAAAGGAAGTTCCCCCTGTTTCAACTTTTCTTCTTCTTCGCCGCCGCGGTTACGGTCAAGATAGCCAAGAAGAACCAGCAGGGCCGTCTGAACGCGAGTTAGCGGTTCACCATCAATAAGCTTTCCTGATTCATCAACGACTAACGCACGACTTCCCTGAATGTAGGAAAGTATTGCTGCGCTGCCGCCCTGAATTTTTAAGGTAAGGTCTGAATCTCCGTAATCGTCGTCAATACGGAGATGCAACTTAGCCTCTTCGAGCGTCACCAGTTCAATCATTGCTTATCCCTCAGGTCACGCCCCTTCTTAACAGCAAGCGTCCATCCCTTAGAACCTGGCTCACCAGGCTTATCAGTTGTAGTTTCGTTGCAATGCCACATGGAACCACCCCAGGTGACTGTATCGCCAGGCTGATATTCGGTACCAGATTTGAATACATCACGATAGATAGTTACCGGGATATCAAAAGACTTAACTTCAAGAGTACCGCTTGCTCTTTCGAGAGAAATTGAGAAGGTTCGCTGGTTATCTTGTTTGATATCAATGCCAGACACACCGTCAACAATACATTCCCAGCCCCGCATGCCGTGCGTCTTTTCATGGGCGCGCCAAAGGCCGCCTTTGTGAGTCGCATAGGTACCGCGTGGATAGCTTTTTTTCTCGTCAATGAATGGTTCAAGCTCTATTGCAAGAGCGTCACGACCATCTGAACCAGGTTCAGGATCAGGAATCTTTGACAACAAATCCTGAGCGAGCTTTTCAACATCTACCGGCTCAGGAATTAACGCATTAACTACCTCTTCGACAAGGGGACGCAGATCATCAACCGTGACGCTTTTACCATCCTTGGGTACTGGAATTGATTCAAAAACCTGCTTCACCGCGCTTTTGGCAGCATCGGCGATAATCTGGTTCAAGTCTGGTAGTTCTGGAGCCTTCGGTAATTCAATTTCACTTACAGCATCGGCAACCATTTTAGATACATCTGGTATTTCTACTGGTTGGAATTCTGGAATTGACTGACGAACCTCTTCCAGTTGCTTCTCCAGATTACTGGCTGTTTTATCCAGCGCTTGCTGAAAGTCATCTGCCATTTTTTTAATGGCTGCTCCAAACTCTTCACCAAGCGCTTTAATCAGGGATAATTCACGTTCATTCATTTTGTTAATAATCCTCTGAGCATTGTTTTCGCTGCGAAAAGTTCAGTCTCACTTAGCGCCTTTCCACTTTCATCAACAGGTGCAATCGCTGTCTGCGTTTGTTGCGTCCCTTTCGCGAATGGGTCTTCTGATGCATCGCGTTTGGCCAGTGCTGCCAGGCTGAAGTTTTGCTGCTGCAGGAAGAGAGAATCACCACCCTCAACAGGAGGTAGGTTTTCACTTTTACGGGCTTCGTTTGGTGTAAGAATGGTGTTTTTGACGCCATCACCCAACGCTTTCATTCTGCGTTCGCTGTCCATGCGTAATAGTGCGCCGATATCAAGCTCAACCCGCTTTTTTACACCAAGCTCGAAAGCTTCTTTCAGGAGTGACTCGATAGACTCAATCAGCACCTGCAAGCACTGTGAGTAATATTGCTGCTCAAGTGCTTCTACGTTGTCAGAGCTGGGTATTTCTCCTACGCCAGCCTTATAAGCAGGAACATGAAAGGCGGAACAGATAGCGAGATCAGAGAGTTTCTGTTGTTCAACAGTATCAGCATCAACAGCTGACATAGTTAGTGCCTGATAAGCTGCGCCACCGGAAAGAAGACCTGTTTTTCCTGCGTTTTCACCAGTGTAACCTGCGTCCCATGCTGCTTTAATTTCTTTAGCCTTTTCAGCATCAAGAGAGCCAGGCACAGTGATGATACCGCTTGGCTTACCACCGTTTTTAAAGAAGTGTGCTGAACTCTCCTGGATATGTTTCCCCTGCATCGCAGCTATTCCGCATGCGTAGATGGGAGAAATACCAATCAGAGGATGAAATAGACAGTTAAAGCGGTCGTGAATTATTTCTCGTGCTGGAACGGTTACTTGTGTCGGCAAACCACTAATCTGGTCAGGACTGATTTGGTAAAAGACAGACCCGTCATCAGCGACCAACGGAATGACCTTATCCGGATCAAGAATGCGAAGCTCTGTAATTTTCCCGGCATTATTTTTTACCTTCATCACGTAGGTGTTACCGCGTGAAAGTTTAGAATTCATCCACGTTTCAAAGAACTGAATTGTGTTCTGAAACTGGTTAGGTTTGCTGATTAGTTTATCGAAACTGTCATCAGCAACTTCTTTCCAGATGCCATTAGAATCTTTAGTCTGAATGGCTGGCGACATCTTTGAAATGTCACTGGCTATCAGCGTAATGCAAGAGAACACCGCATAATACGAAAGTACGGTCTCATTCCTGATTTCCATGTTTCTTTGCCATGCACCAGCGAAAGATTCTCTGACAAAGGAAAATATGGGGGTCCAGCCGCGAGATGATGGTTGCTGTAGTGCTTTCTCTTTCCGTCTAAAAGGATTCCACATCAGCCATTCTCCGCGTTAACTTTTTTCTTTTTCGGTCCACCAGCTTTTTTGCCAGTCACATATTCAGCTTTATGCAGCAGAACCAGCACCTTTGCGCACTGGTCATTCACAATTTTCTCATCACCTGGCAATGAGTCATGTGTACGCTGTAGGTATCTGATCTTTGCCATATGAAACGGCGGGGTTTCCCCCGCCCTCCTTCTTAGCTGGTAGCGCCAGTGCTGTAATCAACGCCGGAGATAACGGCCACTGCTGCATCGCGACGGCGTTTCCAGTTAATCCAGCGCTCTGCACGGATGGCCACGCTGTTGGTCTGGAACATGGATACCAGTTCCACTGCCGTTGGGGTGGTGCTGTCATGGGTCGGAGCGCTCTGCATTTCCAGAGAAGCTTCGCGAGACATATCAACTGCCACACCGCCGTCATCAGCCAGGTATACATCCGGTGCATTAACCAGCACCAACTGATTGCCAACGTACTGGGAGACAATTACTGGCAATCCCTGGAATGTACCGCCCAGCATGGTCATGTCCGGATACTCTTTCTGGCCCAATGCATTTTTACGCATGGACAGCGTAAGAGCCGTAGTGCTGGACATCAGCCAGACCGCGCCATTCGGCTGCAGGTTGTTGGTAATAAATTGACCAAATGCTGCTGCAGCATCGGTATCCGGGTCACCAGTAGACGGAATCGCAGTGATGCCGTTGGTAATAGATGCCGGGGAAACATCAGCCACTGCCGCTTTTGCCGGGTCGATGAAGTCGGTATCCAGTCGAGCGATCACTGCTTCAGCAAGGGCGTTACGTACCAGAGCATCAGCAGATGGATTTGAGAAACGGATCAGCTCTTCTGTCAGAACTGCAATAGACGCCACTTTGGAAAAACCGAAGGTGATGGTTGCAAAGTCAAACTTGGTCAGAGGTTTGGCTTTACCCTGACCTACCCAGCCAGCTGACCCTCCAGAGGTTTGCGCTGGAATACGCACATTAAACGGTACCTGCCGCAGTGACGGGATGCTGCCCTGGCCAAAGCGCCCGATAATGGTCTGAGGGCGAAGAAACTCAACGAAATCCTGCGCGTAATCCTGATATTCAACTAAAGCGCCAGCCCAGGTAGGGTCTGTGGTGGTACCAGCACTAACCGCTGCTTTCAGAACATGGTGAAGTTTGGTGTCATCAGGATACTGATTTTTCGCAATCTGTAGCGCTTCTGAGCGGCTACCGTTACCAGCTGCCAGAGACTTGGCGAAACGGGCAAAGGCGATACCTTTTTCCAGCTTAGGCTCTACACGGATGATGGATGGTGCGTTATTCACCACTGTTACTTCACCAGATGCTGCTTTAGTTACTGGCTTGGCGGTTGATGCCATGCTGGTTTCCATATCACGCAGGCGTTTAAGGTGCTCGTCGACCGCTTTGATTTCAGTAGAGGTGTTATCGTAGCTTTCTGTTTCTTCCGCATCCAGCGTGCGGCCTTCATCGGCGGCTTTGCTCATGATGTCGTTCAGTGAAGAGGCCAGCGCTGCACGCTTATTTTCAAAACTTTTGATCTGTTCAGCGATATTCATCGTTGATTTTCCTTTTTGAGAAGATTTATTCGGTGCTGAAGCGCCAGCAGAATTTATGGTTTTAACTACCGGTTTCTCATTGCCGAGCGCGGCGAGTAACTGGCGGTCAAACGATTTAACGGTTTGAATCGAACACTCGGCATTCGCCGGGATCGTTACTGCAGAAACTTCAAGAAGCTCCCATTCAAGAAAATGGATGCCACCAGAGTCGAGATATGCGTATTTAATTGGCTTGAAGCCGATAGACAGGCCTTTCACAAGACCTGATTTGATTGATGCCCACGCTTCTTCAAGCCTGGCCACCAACTGCGATGGCATGTCAGGTGTTGGCTTAACAAGTTGCGCCGTGATCTGAAGCCCTTCTTTCACTTTCTTTGCAGAACAGTTCCCAATAGGTTGGGTTCTGTCATGCTGCCAGAGGAAAGGGTTTTCACTACCGAACTTCGCGCCGTCAGGGTCCATAATGTCGCCGTCACGGTCAGGTGATGGTGTGGAAGCAATCCCGGTGATTATCCGTTTGTCCTCATCCACCGCTTTCACCGTCATGATCGTACATGCGCGGTCAAGCTTCATTTACTGTCCTCCAGAAACGAAAAAACCCGCCGTGGCGGGTCATTAACTGACGTGTTATTTATATAAAAAATACCTGGTAATCTTTCTTCTTCGCTTCAGGATTAAGTGCCATTAGCGAAACGGCATTAAACAAGGCCATAAGGGGGTCAATTTTCCCCTTTCCACTAGCCTGTTTGGTGATAAGGATAGCGTTACCTTTAGGTTCTACCCTGGCATTGCCTACACACCAGGCCATTAATGGCTGTCCCCCATGAATAAGCACACCCTCAGCAAGCTTGCGCTCTGTTGTCTTAATTGCACCACCAAGTCTCCAGCCCTGGCTGACACCGACAACTGAATCTTCAGGTATTTCAGCTTCTACAAGAGCATCAAGGATTTGACCGACCCCAGAAGGGTCAATGCCAATTTTATCCAGCAGTTCTGCGTCATTAATACGACTGACATATTCAGCAACTTCCTCAGTGTCCTGTCCTACCCGCTTAACGATAGTCAGGTCACCTGCCTTAACAAAATCGTTGAACCGGGATTCCTCGCTTTTGCGACGGCGCACAGCTATTTCATGCGCCCAGGCATGACCCCATCCAATCCACTCACGGGTTTCTTTATCACGACCGATGATGTAAAGACCCAGAAGGTCATCAAGGCCACCACCATCTATCCCAACCGTAGCAACCTCAGCTCGCTGAAGGATATCGCTGAATGTTACCTGCCTGATTTGCGGTTCCCAGAAATCAACACCTGCCCATCGGTCACTGCGGAGGTTCAGACCAATTTCGATATTGAGGTGTTTCGCAAGGAATTGCTGTAATGTGCCGTCTGTTTTGTTCTGGTTCTTCAGAAGCTGATCGGCAATCCATTCTTCACTTACCGAACGTCCAATATTTGGATTGGTGATGTAGAAATTTTTTGGTTCAAGGTAAGCCTTGCTTTCCACCATAGAGTCAGGGAATTCATACAGGACGCCGAGTGTTTTAAGGTCATTAATCTTCCCATCTCGCACAGCTCGCCAGTAATCAAGGCGTTCTTTGAATACACCAGCAGGCGGTTCGTCACTTTGCGTAGTCAGGAATATAACCCACCCTTCGTTGCGAGATACCTGACCGCCAAGTGCTTCCATAAACATGGCTTCTGCATTAGCTCGCTTGCCAAACAACCAAAGCTCATCAACCAGAATGCGCCCTGACTTTTTACCTGAAACAGTATCGGTGTCAGCTGCTACTACTTTGAGTGTATTTCGCGTTACTCGGTGTGTGATGGTGCGGATATGGTCCTGAATCTGGAACATATCAGACAGCTCATCATCAGCGCGTATCATCCCGGCAGCAGGTTTAAAACTGTTATCTGCAACCTCTTTTGTCGGCGCGAGAATCAGGTGCTCTTCATCTTCACGCCAGCACAGGATTAGCGCGGTCAGCATAATACCTGCAGCGATGGTCGATTTTGTGTTCTTTTTCGAGATAAGCAGTCCATATTCGCGGATTAACTGCTTACCAGTCTCTGCTTCATAGCCACCGAAGATGGCATTTACAAAGTCAAATACCCATTCCTCTGAGCACTCACCAAATGTTGGCTTCCCTGGTAAATCAGAGACGCGTAACTCTTTGAAGATTCCAAGTGCCTGTTCTGCCTGGTCTGGGAAAATTGGTGGTGGGATGATTGATTGCTTTGCAACCAGAAGAGATTCCCATTCAGGGCAAGCCGTGGTCCATTGAGCCATTGATTACCCCTTGTTATTAACAACAAGCTTCGGCGGTGCCATTGCCCCAAACTTGCTACCCGTAGCTGCGACCTTCGCGGCGGCATGTCTTGCATCCTTTTTACCGCCTTCTCCTTTTTTGGGGTGAAGGTATGGCAGCATCGCTTTTGCGGCGTCTTTTCTGACATCTGTCTCTTCTGATACGTCGTTCATCACTGCTTTCAGGAACTCAAGCGGATCATCAAATTCCTTCACCGTTCTGTTAACAACTTTTGGCAGTTCATCTGGTTCAGAAACAGCCTGCTCGACAATGACTTCGGCCCCACGTTTTTTACTGATAAACGCGATGATATCCGGGTCTTTTGCCAGCCGGGAACCCTGAGACCTCGCGGTTTTCTCGGAGTAACCGGCCTTTCGGGCTGCTTCAGCCTGGGATGAACCGGACATCAGCGCTTGTGCGAACTTGCGCTTTTGTCCTGTTAACACGTCAACATCCTCCAAAGGGGAAAATTTTCTGTGCGTGAGAGGGGGCGCGGTGTCCAGCGCGATCGGCGTTGACACCCACCGATACCCCCCCGGTGTTTGGTCAGAGAATTACGATGCCAGATTGTGATTTATCTTTCGGCACAGAGTGCTTCAGAGCCTCACTGTCAGGCTGGTTCATTGATGCTTCGCGCGATGACTTACCTGAGTGGCAATCAATGCACAGCGTCCAGAGGTTGCTCTCATCGTTGTCACCACCGAACTGTAGTGCTATGCGGTGATCAAGTTCACTGTCATGCAGGTCAACCACTCGCTGACACATGCAACAGTGGCCACCGTCGCGCACATATATACGACGCTTGAGGCTCACCCTAGCGCTACCGCTTACGCGGCGATGCTCACCGTAGACAGGCTTTATTCGTCGGGTGTCGATAGCTTTCAGGCGCGGTTGTAGTGTCTTTAACTTAGACATGTAACCTCCATGCTCTGCGGCGTTCTGTTCTTGGCTGATTGTCTCTGGCTGGTTCTACTGGCTGTCCATCAGCGTGGTCAACTAGTGAGTAGCATGGATAAACAACAGGACCACCGTAAGCATCACCGACTGCATAGTCTGCTGCTTTGTTGTGGTTCCATTTATCCAGTACTCTCTTGATATGTTGCTGAGGTACGCTGTAGCAGACGCCATGAATAAGGCGCGGCAATGTAATAAAGTCAGCTCTGGCCTTATCAGCTGCTATTAGCTTTGATGCTATCTCCAGTTGATACTGTGGTGGACGGCCAGTGCCGAGATAAAATGAACACAGTGCATCTGGATATCGAGAAAGCCACACAGCAATCTTGTCGCGGAACCCAGCAACTGGCATAGCATCATCTTCAAGTACGACAACGCGGCATGATTGGTTGGCAGCCCATTCAAGCGCACGGCGGTGATTCCAGTTGGCCCCATGCTCACCTTCATCCAGAAGAAGGTGGGCTCCCAAATCGCTTGCCAGAAGTACCGCAGAGGCAAAGCGGTCATGATGTCCGACCACTACGAACTTCACTTGTGTTTCCACCACGCTAACTCCTTACCGAAACCGTCCGTTTTAAAGATGGTATGCACCAGAGGTCCGGTAACGATTCGATCACCGAATGACTTTGCAGCCATTCCGAAAGCGCCCATATCCACCAGCGTGGCGGGTGCAGTCTCCATCTTCCAGAATCGGTGGCTTTCAATCAGGTAGTGCTGACGAATGATACGGTGAGCAAACTCCATCACATCTGTTCTACTTCCACCTAACAGACCAGCATTCAACAGCGGTTCATCACGATGCTGCTCGATGAAGTCGCTATATGCTTTTCCATGGTGATTGGCCTTCATCCATCCATCGGAATACGTCTTATGCTCAGACCCAACATATATTTTACCCGGCTGCATTTCTGCCCAGGGCTCTCTAAGCATCTCGACATCGGTACCATCAGTACACCAGACCAGGTCAAATTCAGGATGTGAACGCAGGTATTGGTAGATGTGAAGCCAGCGAGCAAAGTAAGGGCTCATGCTCAACTCAGGAACTTCGTACAACTCTACGCCATAAGGTAATACTTTCAGTTCATCCGCTAGAACAACCGGCACTGCACCAGACACTGAATCAGCCCACGACTGTAGAATGCCAGCATCATGTTTCATTCTTCCTGTGCGCTGTGGATCTGGCTGACTTGTTAGTAATGTGGTCAGAACAAGATTTGGGTTACTTCGGTAAGAAGTGAAAGCGGTATATCCGCTATCACGCCGCGCGTTGAAAATACCAACGTTACGCTTAACTAAAGCTTCGCGATCAGGCCGAGGGATGGAGCGTGATCCTTCTTCGTGCTCATCCATTGAGTGAATCAGATTTTCAGAACCAACCACATCAGCGAAGGCCCAAGTCGATAACCCGGCATTGTGAATTCGTAGCGCCAGATCTGGATGCTCGTACATGCCGCGCCCGTATACCGGATCGAAGCCGCCAACCTTATCAATGGCGCTGCGGTGATAATACAGCATAACGCCGCGCTGCCCGGTATAAGCGATATGCTTATCATCCCGATACAGGACGGTCATATCGTTTATTTTTCGTGGGCCAGCCAGATCGAGAAATTGATAAGCCAGATGCGGCTCTGGAGATTCGATGTAAGGGAGATGCCAATTATCAGCGATTGGCCACGCGTCATCATCCCACAGGAAGAGATGCTCACACCCGGCATCCACCAGCGCTGTCAGACTGGCGTTCTTAGAGGCGACAATGCCTCGTGATTGATCATGGCGTACCAATTTAACCCCATCAGGAACTACTGCAGCAGGATTGGAACCATCGTCTATCACAACCACCAGCGCACCAGATGGAAGATGCTTCATGTGCTGCACAATGGCTCGCTTAAGCACTTCCGGACGATTATGAGTTGTGATTGCTATCCCAATACGTACTTTGTTATCGCCTTCTGGTATAAAACGAACCCCGTTTATCAAGACTTCCATATTCCACCATCAGACAAATTATGTTTGGTAAGAAAACCTTTCACCGTATCTCGCAGCTCTTTTAACTGGTCAACGGTTAATGTCTTATCTGGATGAATTACAATCTGGAATTCGTTAGAAGCTCTTGGGTTGTCTAAATCAATTCGTGGTTGTTTTTCGGAATGTTCATTGCTGAGATTAAATGTCGCAATTACTTTCGGCATTTCGTTTGGCGCAGTTTCTACCACCGTTGAAACCTGACCATCAATAAGCAAGCCACCTACGGCTATTCCATACCCGAAGAAACGATCACCACGATACAATTTTGCAAGTTGATACTTCATGTGCGTTTCCTTTTAGACGTGAGCCTGTCGCACGGCAATGCCGCCCGAGAGGTAAACGCAACCTAACGGCATTACCCAGGCTCACTACTGAAAGACTCTCTTTTATTTGCGCGTGCGAGGCGCATAAAGGTTGGAAGTGTTCACAATTTTGCAGAAATACTTATGGCATTCTTAACCTTATATATTTAGGAGGAGTTATGAAATTAACAATGCTGGCTCAACCGAACCCAATACTTGATGAAGACATATTGGCAACAATACGTGCAGGTACACGTGTTATTGTTCAACTTACCGATGGAGTTTCAGATAAATTCAATATTTCTATTGTGCTGAGGGTCCGTGACCGTGATGAGCATGTTCTGGAATGTGAATTCCTGCATCGCAATCTCGGAAAATTTAATGACCAGAGTCTTAAGTACAAATCACCATTCCAAGAGGATGTCATTGTTTTCATCAAAGAAGCGGTGTTTGATGTTGAAAATGATTGATTCATTATCACAGGCACTCAGTGAATGCCTGCTGTAATGCTACCTGTTAAGCCCACCAGCAGATGTGCTTTGTAATGGCTACTTGTTCAGGAAAGATTCGATGAACTCACGCCGTGGGTGACGATAATTCAAAATGTCGTCTGGCATCTTCATAAATCTGTTGCTGCTGTCCTTGGCAGTAACAAAACAACTATGAATTCCACATACATTCGTTTTAACCCTATCGCATACTCAAATAGCAGTTGGGCCATCTTCTCTTGCCATTCAGCGGGCATAGCTTCCATGAATACGCGAGGCATAACGCAAAAAGCGGCGTGTGATAGTCCAAACCATAGTTGCAGGTCTTTACGATATTCTTCATCCATCGTCTTTACCTTATTACGTTAAAAAACCCCGCTATTGCGAGGCCGTAGAAATTTTATTTGGACAGTTGCGCTGAACAGACCGGTTATGCGTCAACACATCTTTCTTAGTCTGGCGATCCATAACCTCAACGTCATGCTCGGTGAGATAGATGATGTTCACCCAGTCACAGGCCGTGTCCGTTACTTCAGGTTTTGCGGGTAAATTTTTCGCGCAACTCACGGTCAACATCGTCATCAGGAAGATGATTAACAGTCTGCTGTACATCCCTGGCTCCTTTTGTTGTCTCTACCCGGCGTTCTGCAACGGCCTCAGTAGCTGCTGCGCGTTCTTCAGTGCGCTGCTGATCTGCTTTGGCTTCCGCTTTATTGGTGCCTCGCAAATGGCCAACACCAAAACCACCAGCAGCTGCAACCATAATTGCACCAATAACGCCGATAATGATTTCTACAATGCTCATGCGATCACCCTTGGTTCAAATGAGCGGACGTTGATAGGCTGACCGTATGGGAAAGACCAGTTAAGCCATGTGAAGGTTTTAAGTTCACACATCCCGTCGAACACTCGCCAGGTTTAATATCGCTATAACTGCAAACGATATGTAATTCGTCACCCTTCTCCTGCAAAACAACCGTGTCCGTTTCCCAATGTGGAATGAGAAGAACCAGCCACTTAATCATGAGAGCACCGATTTTGCTTTGGCGTAGCGTGCACGGCGGTCGTTAATGCCGTTCTGTCCACCATTGATGATCTGAGTGATGCGAACCAGATCGCCGGAGTAGCTCAGGCACCCGCTGGTGGCGTAGAACCATGCAGCTGACCGTGCAGCGTTGATATCCTTTTCCAGCAACTCAGGATTACTGACTAAATCCAGTTTTAATCCCGTTCCGCAGCGGCGGTAATTATCAAGACCGGTAATCTGAATCAGCCCACGGCCACGATATTTCCACCCATCGCCTGATGCTTTGTTACCGAGGCGATTGCTGTACACCAGATTTGCAATGGCTGGCTGATTTGCTACCTGCCCTTTTTCTTTGTCACGCCCAAGCATATATGCCTGATAGTTCGTAATACGGCGTCCAAAGGTGGTCAGCAGAGCGGCTGGGGTGTAGTTGAAGCTCTCCACCAGCGCGGAGAATCCCGCAGATTCATGTCCTGACTGAGCAATAAACATTGCCTGGTCTTCAGGCTTAATAATGCCGAACTCTTTCATTGCCGCGTCAATGTGCGGAAACCAGCGCGTAGCTAACCCGGCGCTTACACCAGCCGCCTGTTGAAATTGTGATTGGTTCATTAATGCCTCAGCGTATCAACAAGACGCGCCACGTTCCCACGAGCCCATAAGACGGCAGCGCAAATAAGAAGGTTTACGATGACCACCATCCAGTGTGACTCCTGGTAGAGGCCAAACAGATATCGGAATGGAACGCTGGCATAAACCAGCACAACGAAGTAAGCCAGCAATGATATAGCGGGGCGATGTCTTGCTCCTTCACGCTGGTAGAACATCAGGGCAAGGACGATGACCGCACAAATACCTGCATTAACCATCGCTGACGGATCACTTGTTACCATTGCTGGCCCCTCCTCCACGGAATCGCGAAAGAATACTGAACAGGCTTCCCAAATCCTGACTGTTGAAAAATGTGAGCACTTTGATTGTCATTGCCGCCACTACTACAGCGCCAAGTGCGTCTAATGGCCTGTCACTGTACCCGGTAGCTTGTGACAACTTTGAACCAACCAGGCCAGCAGCAAGAACGCCAACAATGAATGACGTCATGAAGTAAGCAATCAATCGTACTCGTGTGATATTTGCCGCTGTCGCTACATAAAATACTGCACCAGCGAATGCGCCAAATACCACGCCATAATCAATACCGGTTGCAAGACCAAATACGCTGGCTCCCATCAGTCCACCAGCCGCGACCGTAGTACCAGAAACAGGATCGGACATTAAGCCCCCTCTTATTGCTGTGAATCCTCTCAATATGAGGGGAAAGAAGTGCCGCCTAAACGGCTATATTTATCAATCTGTCAAAGGCCATATGCACCGAGCGGGGCGCAGATGTAAAAAAGCCCCGCATAAGCGAGGCTATAAATTATTTGCCACTTCCCGGAGTGGCCACGCTCATGCCCTTGAGTCCGTAGTCAGGGGTATCTCATGAATCCCTCACCTCTAACCGGAGAACGATTGGCGATCGTTCTGGAGTACCGGCACACCTCTTCTTTATTAACCCTAACCAGCGTGTGTCGCAGTTCGGACCTGCGTCTGGCTCTATCATGGAGACTCGGGGCAGCATCATGACTACTGCTTTGCCCAACAGCTGCGGTCTGTCCGTTTTACTGGTGCATTTTCATACCCTCCAGAAACGCAAAAACCCGCACGACGGCGGGTTTCTTTTTTGTTCTGCTGCTCAGTTCGCTTTAACGTCCCGAGCCTACCACAATTTAAGCACTTTCTTGCTCACTCTGCAACTTAAATCTGTCGCTATTTGTGCCGAATGCGTCACAAACTGGAGCGTACAGGATCGATTCTGCCAGACTTAGCCAAGTGTCAATGCGACGACGACAGGTGATCAGTGGCCAATCAGGATGTTTGGCCTGCAGTTCATTGGCCATCTGCAGCTTGCTCTTACGTAGGCGATGGCGGTCGACAATCACGCTATAGAGCGATCGGTAGTCATCATTCATCAGTACAGCAGCAATGACACCATCCACTAACAACCCTTCTTCGTCTGAACAGAACGCTAGGCCGCTTTTATTTTTGCTGTTGAGGATTTCACGCAGGTACGCTTCAAGTTCAGGTTTGGTGATACCTGATTTCTTCATACGGCGAAGTGCATCATTGATAGCTGTCTTGGTGATTTTCCCGGATGCAATTAGCTGGTTAAACATGTTCCCACCAATACCACCGCCGATATAAGACCAGCGGCCCCACATGCGCAACTTACCCTGTATCCAGATGCTTTCCAGAGTACGAAGACGAACCATTTCACCAGATTTACCAACTTCAGAAGGATTAATCATTTAGCGTTCTCCACTTACGCCAGTACGCCGATTGCCAGCGCACGATCTAAAACGCGAAACACCAGGACCAGTTGGTCACCGTATTTCGCTTCAAATGCCACAGGATCAGCATGCAACTCGTCGTGATGCTCTCTGCACAGAGGAATCACAAACAGGTCGTGTGCCTTTGTACCCATTCCACCCTGCCCGTGGCCAATCAGGTGGTGGGGGTCGTCGGCTTGCTTGTTACAGCAGACGCACGGCTGGGCCTTAACCCATCTCGTGTATTTCTCATTCACCCAGCGGCGACGCTTGGGTTTGAGCATGAAGGATTCCGGCGTCTCCGGGTCTACCTTCATCGCCACTATCTTTTTCGCTTTCTCCTGTACAAGTTGTTGCGCGGGTATTGTCGGAACAATATCGCTTTCACGTGTTACCGACTGGTTAGTATCTTCCTTCAGGCGAAGGGCTTTATGGGCTACAGCTTCAGGTATCTCGTCAGCCAGGTTGTTCCTGACCATCCACCAGCAAAACTCCGGCAGCGTCAGAATGTGGTCCTCACTGAAACCTAATTGGCCGTTTACAACCTTCAGTAGCCAGGATACCAGGTTTTCACGTGCTATACCCGCCAGACCTTCAGTGAACTGATCACGAATTTTTAAGTCACAGCCCCAACACGTGCGGATTGAGCCAGGCGCATGCCGGGTGATGGTGTAGTTGCGATCATGCCACTCGCTGTGTTGGTACTGACATTCCATTTTTCTTTCAAGCCAGGCATCCAGTGAATTCAGTCCACCAGCACGATGTATGACCTTCTGATTTTCGAAGACAGCAAGCATTAACGGATCGTTCTGAAGCTCCTGAGCAGTCTCCGGCAGCATGCCAGACGGTAACTCAGCCATTGACTCTGCCTGTGGCTCGATAAGAACACGACCACGTCTGAACAGATGCATCAGTTCACTGCCTGGGCGAAATATCACTACCCCGGTCATAGGTGCCACTTCAGGTGTCAGTAATGCCCTCACGCTACCTGCCCCTTAGCAATATGCTCTGCCCACAGGCCGCCAATCCAGCGAACACCCTTGGCGGTGAAGCGGGACTGATTAAACGCGTAATTTGTCTGGTTTGTCGTTCCTGTCTTCACCTCGAAGCGTCCTGCCTCGATATGCTTGCTCTTTGGCGTGAGAACACGGTTAAGCCGGTACATTATGCCGTTCTCAATCAGGAACATCGCAAACTCCGGCTCTTTTGCGTTAAGCAGCTTGGCAACCTGTCGGAAAGTCATTGACCCGGTAGCCGTCACATACCGATCTACAAACTCTGCCTTCGGTGCGGCTACTGCCAGTTCTTCGCTCAGGCGCTGTTTCTGTTCTGCCAGATCAGCAGCAAGGCGCAGGGCCTCAGGAAGTGACCGGGGAACAACCATTCCACCGTTGCTCTCCAGCTCCTGCCAGCGGTCAACAAGTCGAGCGGTAAACTCCGGTGATAACTGGGCAACGATCACATAGCTGTCTCGTTTGTTCACCTCATAGTGATGGTAGGTCTGCCCGTTCTGAGGATGGGTATACTGCAATGCAGCATACCCCCCAATCACTCCAGAATTCATGAGTCGTTCTATCGTTACGCAGACATTGCTGTGCCGGGAATCAACCAGTTTCGCAATCTCGCGGCTGGACATGGTGATCTGCTGTCCCGTTGTTGCGTTATGGTGGGTAGGACACGTTACGGTTATGCTCATCTGCTGCATGTTCTGTCTCCACTTTTGAAATGCGAAGCGGGCTGCACCCCACTACGCGTGTTTCTGTATTTTACTGCCTGATATATGCGCTTGCATTGTGAGCTGTATGTTTGATCAGTTATTTATAGTGATTAATATTGATTTCTACTCTTCCGGGCTTTGCTACCGGTCCCCACTCGATAGCCATCCGTTTAACCTGACTGTCGTCCTCCCAGACTCTGGCATTCGTCAGTGCGTCGAACAGTGCTTTGTTGTAGTTGTCCAGATCCCGACGTCTGTTATCTGGCGGGAAAAGAACTATGTTTACCTCAACGTTGACGTTAACTGGTTTCGGTATGCCGCCATACTGCTCAACAACAGAGGCATAAACGTTCTTCTTGAACTTCCTCCCCATCTCACTGATCAGATGCTTCCCCTTTAACGCTCCACGATCAGGGGACCGGTAATAGGTGTTAACTGTTGGCGGGAACGGCAACGTTAATTTCATTGCTGAACACCTCTCGCTTCCAGCCATGACAAAGCGCGTTCTCTTGCATCACTATCACCGTTAACAAGTGACTTTATGATCGATATCGCGTCTATCTCGTCGTTTGATGAAATAACGGTAATCCCTCTGGAAACACCAGGTGCAACTGAGATAAATCCCTTCTTCGCTATAGCCTTCACATGATCAGCTGCCGCGTTTGGTGATGAGCAACCAATCAGCCCAGCCAGTTCACATATCGTTGGAGGGAATCCAAACCGGCGCTGATAGTTCACGATCGAACCAAGTACTTCACTTTGTCTCACGGTAAGTTTGTTCACCTCAGCGCTCCTTAATCCGCTTGTTCAAAATCCCGACTTCGAGATACAAATGAGATGGCGTAAAGCCAAGCTGCTTAACCATCCCCATAGCACCGTTAAAAATTGGCCTGGCTATTTCGTCACAATTCATGCCAGGGTTAGCCTTGCGTTTGGCGGTTATTTCCTCGTTGCATCTTCTGGCGATGTTACGAAGCGCGTTTCGTGCTTCAACGTCCTGCATAAGCCACCTCCAGCAGCGAACCAGATTTACCAACGTAACCAGGAGACATGATTACATCAGGGTTTTCAGCCTGATTTCCCCAGTGATGCCAGCCTGGGGCCGCGCAGCGGCTGAACAACTCAATGCGTGACACATCGCCGTATAATTTCTCCAGACGGTAACGCGCTTCAGCTGGCTTCTGGCTGTGCTCGCCGAGTGGGCTGTAGATAACCTGTTTTATGCTGGCGTTCTGACGCTCAAGCCCTTTCCCTCTGGTGGCAATTAGCAGATCCTCGGTATTAGCGCGGGTATGGTTACCACCGTTCATTCGGGTCTGAGCGTTCAACAGGTCAAGGAAGTCGTAAAAGTCCTCTACTCCACCAGCCTGAAGCGCTTTGTTGATGTGCTGCTCAGCCAGTGAGTTGAACTTCACCCATGTGAATCCCTTCATTGTCCGAACCTTAAAACCCCATGCCTCAGCAAGTTCGATCGCTTCACGCGTATGTGTACCAGTGAACCACATGGCCAGAACGGAATCTTCCGCAGCCAGCTCCCAGACAGGAAGGCGTTTTATGTCGATGAGTTTCATCGTGCCGTAATGGTTTTCCGCTGCGCCATTGCTGATGGTGTTCCCGTATTCCCACGGCGGATCGGCGTAAATCAGTGAATAGCTCATTAACGACCTCCCGAAAATCGACCAGCCAGATAGCATCCGTCTTCGGAAATAACCGCTGGCTTAGCCAGGCCAAGGCAGCGCTGACGTTCTGCCAGTATTGCTGCTCGCTCTGATTCAATGGCTGATGCGCTGAAAGCCTCCATGTAAATCGTCGCAGCACGGTGAAAGAGACCTTTCGACTCCAGACCTTTCGCCGTTTCCATCAGGGCGCTGACTTCAGGAGTTGGTTCAAACACCTCGAAGTGGCAATCTGCTGGCGGTTCCGCGTAGTAACGGAATTGTCGCCCGTCGCGTTTACGCGTTGCCATCCCAGAACCATACAGGCGGCAAACGGCTAGTTGGAGCCTGTCCTGGCTGAACTGGGTCAGACCTTCGATGATGTCCCTGGTCGTGGAGCCGGGATTCATGGCAATAAACATCTGGACCGTTTTCAGAATGCTCATCGTTACCCCCTGAACCCTGGTGGAATAGCGCTGTAATCAGTGTTCTTGAAGCTGGGTTTGAAAATGCCATCTTCGCGCGCCCACTCGCCATTAACCCTGGCTGGTCTGCCAGCTTTGTCCCAGTTATTTGCAGACTTGAGGTATCCCGGGAACTTGGACGGCTGGAAAAGCGTCTGTGGTCGCAGGTAATCAGACATCTTCAGGTCATCACCCCATTTCGCGTTGCAGTAATCCACCACCAGCGACAACTCTCCAACGGTGAACCCTTCGCCGATACGTGCACGAATGTTTTGCAGAGACGTGGTTGAAACCTGGTAGCGTGAGTTCGTGACCTGGTTCAGATGAACCAAAACCTGTTTAGCCTGTTCAGTAATCAACACATCACGGTCTGGTTGCCCCGCAACCGGACAAGAGTCTTTACCTGTAATCTCTGTAGTACTCTCTGTTGTATTCTCTGTAGGATCATCAGTGCATTTTGACCTGATGACAGCGGTTCTCTTTGACCTGATGGAGTGTGTCACTTTGACCTCTTCCATCGTGTCATTTTGACCTGATGGAACAGCGCATTTTGACCTCTTCGATTCGATCACTTTGACTTCATCTAAAAGCTCGCTTTCATAGTTGATCGTGTAGAAGTTTGTCATGTCGCGTTGAGACTTGTTCAGTTGCTCAATTTTGAGCACGCCGAGTGTCTTCAGACGGGTGAATGTGCGCTTCAGAGTCGACTCTGACCAGAACGGGAACTGCTCCAGCCACTGTTCTGTCGTGTTGTAAATCCAACGAACGCCGTCACGCTCCATGCCTGATTTGGTTTCTTGCAGCCAGTAATTAATCTGCTGCAAAGCAATCGCCTCATTCAGGCCAATGCTGTATGCAAGGTCAGGATTTATTACTATTGGCCGGGATGTCATTAACAGGCTCATTCTGATCCTCTATTTCCCTGAATTTACGCTGAAACTGTTCGAGAGGACTGAAGCACTCATGCTCGTATCCGTCGCGCAGGTATATAACCCGTTGAGTTTCTGGCTCCCACCGGATAACCCTGACTGGGACGCCGTAGCTGTCTTTAAACCGTCTGTTGAGTGCTCGCATTCGACCTTCTCCGCCTGGCCGTTGAAATCACCTACAACCCAATCGACAAACTGGTAGCAGACAGGCTCAAAGCATCCGGATACCATTACCCCATACACGAACTGCGCCGGACCTTTTCCACCCGGCATAGGTCGAGCAATTAGTTGCGACCTGCGGTACTGTGTTGTTACACTGTTCATGCGTTAGTTTCTCCACTGAATACGACACGCCACGACGCCAGGAGCTGCACACTCGCTGGCGTCACTTCTTTTGACGGCGGCTGAATAAGGCAACAATCGCGCGGATTTCTTCTTCACGTGCTGCCAGATGGCGGCGGTGATGTTCCTGAATCTCTTCGGCTTCATGCTTTTCAATCACTCCATCTTCAAGCGCCTTCTGGATAATCTGATCGACCTGCCCTCTTGCAGCTGCTGTACGCATTGCACGGCTGAACAAGTCAACACGGTCCAGATCTTCCAGGCTTGGTACATCCACCAGCAGCGCACCGCGACGCTTAGCAAAGTAGTCGGCAACGAATGACGTGTTGGAAATGTCTTCCATCGCTTCCAACTCGGTGACTTCAAAGAAACGACAACCGTTTTTCTCGTATAGGTTGTTGTTAAATTGGGTTTCTGACATGCCTAACGCACCAGCCATAGCCTGACGGCCTCCGGGGTACGCCTTACACATCGCTTTCACTACTTCTTTCAGGGTTTGCTCTACCATCTTGTTTTTCCTTTGGTAGTTATGTTGAGGGTTCAATTTCAGTAGACTGAAGCGGTGGGAAAACATCATCGATACTTACTTCTGCGCCGAAATCATTGAGCGCAGAAACAATTGCGCGGCACTGATCGATGTTCATTTTTCTTTTGCTGTTTTCGTAGTGGCAAACTGCCCCTTTTGTTACACCAAGTGCATTTGCTAAGTGCCCCTGAGTGATGCCTAACTTGGTTCTAATTACTCGAAGGTTATTCATTTCACTCTCCTGTTAACAGCACAAATATACATTTTGTATTCGTAAATCACAAGAGAGATATACGTTTTGTGACTCGATTAAAAGTATACGGGCTGTATTATTTTGGTATGACTATGAAATGGTACGATTTGGCTAAAACCCTGATGAAAGAACAGGGAGTTACTCAAGAGCAGCTTGCAGAACACCTTGGTATTACTAAAGGTGCAGTTAGCCATTGGTTGAATGCACGGCGTGAACCAGGCCTGGAAGAGATTGCACGAATTCTAGAGTTTTTAGGGAAGAAAAATTTTTCTGTCGGCGCGGGCGGCTTAATAGTTGATGATACCCTCAAAGGGGATGTTGAGTATGTTGGCCCATATAAGCCAGGTAAAAAGTATCCTGTATTAAGCAGCGTAAAAGCTGGTGCCTGGGGGGAAGCTGTAGAAGCATATACCCTGAAAGATATTGACCTTTGGCTCGAGTCAGATGCACATATTCAGGGAGAAGCCTTCTGGCTGGAAGTTGAAGGTGACTCCATGACGGCTCCAGTTGGGCTGAGTATTCCTGAAGGTACGTTTGTCTTGTTTGACACGGGCAGAGATCCTGTAAATGGCAGCCTGGTGATTGCAAAACTATCAGATACAAACGAAGCCACTTTCAAAAAATTAATTGTTGATGGTGGTCAAAAATATTTGAAGGGACTGAATCCGCAATGGCCTCTTGTGCCAATCAACGGCAACTGTAGAATCATCGGCGTCGGCGTTGAAACCAAACTACGACTTATCTAAACATTCCTTGTTACCCAGCTGCTTAGCTGGGTTCTCAAAATCATATGGGGCAACCCGTCCCAAGCAGCCTTAGGCGCAACTTTCCATATCCTCTCTGATGTGTCACGACAATACATAATGTTAATATTAATTTTTTAGTATACAAATCGTATTGACTGGAATGAATACGTTTTGTATATTCCAATCATCGATAGAGAACATTGTGAGTAAGCATAATGAGCACAAGCGCAAACAGAAAGATGATAGCTCTACCTGATGGGATGAAATTCACTCCTGTTTATAGTAAGTGCCCTGTATGCGGTTGTGACTTACAGAAGTGGCATGATTCCTTTGTAGAGCAGGTAAGCACCTATCAGACAAAGAATTGTTCCGGTAATACTGAATGCACGTTTGAAACCAGTCCCAAGAAATTGCTGGCCCATAACATATTCTACAACTGTGTAGCGTGGGTGATTCTTCCATTCTCCGCAGCAAAAAAATATGCCGCCGAGAGAAATCAAAAGCGCAGAACTGGTAGGTAGCTTAGGTAGCAACCCTCCAGCAGTGGAAAGAAAAACAATAGTACAGATTACGATCAGTACTTTATACCAAACATCCAATTGAAGATTGGATAAAGGATTATTCATGATTTTCAATTTCTTGGTTGTGTGAGAACTCCAAGAATACCACCGAGCCTGATGTGGTGAAAAGACAGGCACAGCCCAGACGATATCTGTGTGGCTTAAAAAATAGATGGGAACCGGTGGAATCCCGGTGCACAACGAAAAGAGCGCTGGCATGCAAAAAATATCTCGCAGCCGTAGCAGCACCAAAAGCCAGGGTGGAACGGCAGAAACGCGGTAGTGCTCTTTTCGTTGTGGCATTAGCTCAGTTGGATAGAGCAACGGCCTTCTAAGCCGTGGGTCGCAGGTTCAAATCCTGCATGCTGCGCCAGAATCACATCGTCAGAGTGGTTCAAGGAAGTAAGAAAGCTGTGTGGAGTCTTGGCGGTACCAGTACCAACCTTTGAAGTCCCTGGTACCGCCCTTTTTACTCAACTGAAAGCGCGTTCTGTCCCTTGTCATTAAGTGCAAGTTCGTTAAATCCAAAACCAGCGGAACGCGCTTTCAATTGAGTGGAGAAACTAACCGGCGATTGCAGTCGCCCGTTTCACTAAGTGCCTCTTCATGGGGCATTTACTGAAACGAAACCAAAAATATTATTCGCATTTTTGCGAGGGATTCGTGCAACCAAAATTCAGCGCCGTGCAGGGCGCATATAACACGGAGAAACTAACCATGACGACCACACAGAACGTCACTGAGTTACAACCACGTATGACCAGAGAGCAACTGATCGATGCAGCCCGTAAAGCTGCCCCTCTCCTTCCTGTTGCTTACCGCGGAATTATGACAGAACTGGCTAACCGCCTTGATATCGTCAGCGTTGCGCTGTGCGAGTCAATGGAACAGCGTAAATCACTGGCCATCGAGAACACCGTTTTACGCGATGACGTTGTCTGCTGGGCAAAAGAATGCGACCGCATTGTTGAAAGACACACAAAAACACGAAGCAACATGCACCTACTGGAAGCTCAGCGCGAACTACGTGAGTTAACTCCGGTAACTAATGTTGTGATGAATGAAGGGGCTAAGTGATGGCCGCCAACTCATTCAAGCAGATGTCCCGTGACGGGACCATCAAGCGCACAGATACCGGGATGTTTATCAGCCTTGACCATATCCACGTGCGTGAAGGTTTCAACAAGCGTGAAGACGACGAACGCACCCGCCAGGCAGATGACGACCTGTTTAACTATCTGATGAACGGTGGAACCGTTCCTCCGCTGGAGGTTATCGCACGTGATGAAGGTGGTGTGTGGGTTGTTGAAGGCCACCGCCGACGTCGCTGCTACGCTCGTTGTGCTGAAGCTGGTAAGCCGGTAGACCGCATTCATATCATGCCGTTTAACGGTAACGATGTGCAGCGTCTGGCTCGCATCATGACCAGCAATAACCAACTCCCCCTTTCCGATATTGAACAGGCTGCTGTTATTCAGGAGCTTCATAACGCTTTCAACCAGACCACCAGCGAGATTGCAAAGCTGGTCAATAAGTCTGTAGCGACCGTTGAGAAGTTGCTCACTCTGAGTACCGCTAATTATGACGTTCAGCAGGAAGTTAAATCTGGTGCCGTGTCTGTTGATGTTGCTGTTGACCGCGTTCGCGAGTTTGGTGAACAGGCTGGTGAAGTTCTCCAGCACGATAAAGCCGTAGCCGCCGCCCAGGGGAAAACAAAGGTTACGCGCAGTTCTATCGCTCCTGAACTCAACATTAAAAGTGCTCGCCGCTTCGTCGAACTGATGGCCATGGCGACGATCAGCGATGAAGGCGTGTTCACTTTGCAAGGCACTGCACTGGCTGAAGCCCTGTCGATAATCGACGAACATAAAACCATTGCTGAAGCTCGCGAAACCTATCGCCTTTCACAGCCAATCCCTACGACAGAGATTATCGGGAAAGTGCTGTATGTGAAGCTGGACGGTAAGGAAATCGGCTCGGCAATAATTTACCGCGGTAAGAACGTCACGCTCGACCTAGGTGACAGAAAAATCATCGCCAGCCAGTCAAAAGCAGTGGCCCACTTCGTTAAACAACACAAACTTCAGCAGGTACATACCAATGCAAACGATCAATAACCGTATGACAGAAACTCAAATTGCTGATCTCTTCAGCCTGGCGGTTCAGTTGCAGGTTAAAGCTGAAGAATCAGATGATCGTGATACTGCCATTTTGGCCTACTCAATTCAAAACGCCTGCTCAAATTTAACGGAATCCCGTCGCGAGTTCCGTTCAGCAGACGCGACCATTCACAATCTTGAACTGAAGATCACAGACCTTGCAGTACAGCTCGCTAACGCCGAGAGCAAGTGCAGGGAGTTGGCGGCGGAGAATGCGCATATGCAGCAGGTAATCGGCGATGTGCAAAAACTCTACTACGAATCAGACGGCATTGTTGGCTATCACCTGAACGGTGACATTGCTAAGTGGGATGATGTGATGCCTGATTTATGGTCAGAAACCCCAGCTACCGACGCTTTCCTGGCTGAAGTTCGGGCGCAAGTTGTGGAGATGTTCTCCGATAAATTTGGTGGAGGAACTCTGTTATCCGACATGGTTAAAGAGACCGCCAAAGAGTTCGCCGCCCAACTTCGCAAAGGAGCCGCGCTATGAGCACTATCCAGTATGTAGTGATTGAAGAGGGTGAATTCCCTGATGATGCATACTTTCTCGATCCGCAAAACATCGATGAATCCACTGATGAATGGTATCTCGAGAGCTTAGCGCAAGACGCAGCTCTTGATTATTTCGAAAACCATGATGGATGGGAATCTTCTTGGCCTATGGATATTGAGCTTTTCTCCGATGGTAAAAGCGTTGGCATATTCGCGGTTGAAATGGAGCAGGTTCCGAGATTCATTGCTCGGAAGAATCCGGAGGCAGCCCAATGACAGCACTCAACAAACAGGCGCTGCGTAAGCTGGCAAAAGCATTATCCGGTAAGGAGTGGGTTGCCTTCGTTCATAAGGCATCTGGTACGTATGCCGTAGGTTCGTTAGGTCATGAGCGTGGCGAAGACATTATCAAATGGCCTGGCCTTGATGGTCAGGATAACGCAGAAATCAAAGCAAAATTCATCGCCGCTGCTAACCCAGCCACCGTGCTGGCGCTGCTGGATGAACTGGAAGCAGCTGATATGCGCAACGCTGAGCTGGAGGAGGTTCTTGACGCAGAGATCGGCACATGGACACAACGGTACGAATGCGCAAATAGCCGCAGGGAAGCCGCAGAGAAGACCTCAGAGGCTCGCAAACAGGCGCTCATTCGTTCGCACAAGATGTTTCAGCGACAAAGGGATCGTGCAGTGGCCGCAGAGAAGCGCGTGGCCGAGCTGGAGGCGAGCCACAGTAAGCTGCGCGAGTCGATGGCAGCCATTCATAACACGATTCGTCTGGATGGCGGATATACGCCACTGGCAGCAATACTCAACGCCGCTAAACGCGCATATGAAGAATCAGCCTCCGCCGCTGGCATTGGCGTTAAGGGGGAGTGAGATGGCGCTGACGAAAAAACAACGCGCAGAGCTACGCATGAAGTTCGGCGGTCGCTGTGCTTATTGCGGCTGCGAACTTGGCGATAAGTGGCATGCAGACCATGTAGAGGCGGTACGAAGAAATATCAGCAACGGCTACGCAATGGACAAGCCAGAAAATGACACGGTCAGCAACATGGTTCCAGCATGCATTCCATGTAACTTGTTCAAAATGTGCAGCACAGTAGAAGACTTTCGCAGCCGCATAGCCACTCAGGTTGATGTGACCCGTCGGGCGTCAAGAAGTTACCGCACAGCGGAATCATTTGGCCTGATTAAACAGACTAACGCACCAGTTGTGTTCTGGTTCGAACGATATCAAGAGGGTGCTAACTTATGACAAAAATATTCCGGAAGAATTATCCGCGTCAAAGCCGGGTTAAAGAGGCTCTATTTTTCCTTTTCTTTCTTATTTTAATGATTCCAATATCACCGATAGTCCTCATCTGCTTAGCAGGAGAACAGGCAGAAAAAATAGCTGAGTGGTATAGCTCCATCGTATGGGGGCCATTTAACAAACTGCACAACAAATTAAATCCGTACAGGGAGGACTAACCCATGACAACTAACACCAATAACAGAATGAACACGGAAGAATTAAAAGAGCGCATCGCAGAAGGTATCGAGGATGCCTATGATTTGCTTTCTTACAAGGTTCCTACGGCATATAGACGTTTTCACCGTCTGGAGGCTGCACTTGCAAAACTTCTTGAAGAAGTGCGCGAAAGTTATCCGGACGCAAGGTATTACACAACGGGCGGCGATGGGTTCGCGCTATTGTTGGGGGAGTCACATAGCGGAAGAGGTGAAACACCAAATAATGAATTAATGGCACTATCGGCGGCAAAGTTGACCGTTCAGGGAGGTGACTGGTAAATGACAACTAACAACCACCCGGCGCACGGTCCTGTATCACTCGATCGCCTGCACCAGATAAGCGAAATACTCAGCAAAGCAGCAGCACAAAGCGACGGTGGTAATCTCGGCTATGCAATGGCTGATGCTGTGAAGGTGATTGATGGGGTGATTGCATCGTTTGGTGCTGAGCCTGTGGCGTGGCTCCATTCTGACAATGGCATTGGTATTCCAGCAATAACAAGAAGCCGCAATGTTGCTGATAGCTGGTTTTCAAAAGGCTGGAATATCAAGCCACTCTACACCACACCGCCAGCGACGGTATCATTTCCTAATGAAGTTAGCTGGGAAGATGTGCCAGAGGAAATCACCGAAGACGACATGGAACTAGCGTTGGCATGGGTGCATGGCTTCAATCAGTGCCGCTCCGCCATGCTTCAGGCTGGCAACTCTCCGGTAACTCCGGATTGTTGGTGTCGCACTTGCCGCCCCGTGACGATGAGTGACATGCGATTTGTCGTTTGCCCTGACTGCGGAAACAAGCGCTGTCCGCATGCCAATGACCACAGGAATGCTTGCACTGGAAGTAACGAGCCGGGACAGATTGGCAGCGCATATCCAGCAGCACCACAGCAGGAGTGATTATGTCAGCGGAAACATTGTCATATCAGTTCAGAAATAGCCAATCACAGGAAGAGGCACTGGTTACTTACGAATGGCAGGCATTGTACTTTGAAAGCATATTTCTTCATGAAATGGCAGAAGCTTGCAGGCAGGCCGCAATGATGGTTTCAGCAACACCTCAGCAGGAGGTCATGTGATGGAAAATAGATACATCTACCACAACTGTGCTGTTAACGGTAGTGCGCAACTTGCTGGAATAGCTCAACTTACTTTCCGCATAAAATCACAGGCTGATTTAGAAAAGCTGAAGGAGTTAATTTCTGGAGATGATTTTAAGCCAAAGGCGATTAGCTCTCTTTCATACCTTGGTCGAGAGGTGGACGAATAATGCCTCCAATCAAAGTTGTTGTCGTAATAGTGGTAATGTTTGCTATATGCCAGCTCATATCCATGACCGGGTATGGATTATGGTGAGCAAACTAAAACAGCGGCGCACGCGCCGCCTTAAGGCAGAAGTCGCATGGTGGAAATCTGAAGCTGAATACTGTAAGGCGCGAGTGTTCGAACAGGCAAACGAAATTGCTGAACTCAGAAGCATGGTGATTCGTGTACCAATGCCGGTAATGGTGCCAGTAGAGATACTTCATCAGCTAAATGGGAATGGTTCGAAAGAAAGTCCATTATGTCGCAATTGCAACGATGGTACCCGTCACGGGTGTTCATCGTGTGCTTACAGAATGAACTAACCGGGTGCAGCCGGTTTAAGTGGAGAACTATCTATGAGCGGACAAATCCAACGTTTTCTTACTCCAGATGACCTCTATCAATTAACTGGTTATCGTCGCCCTTCCCTACAGTGTAAAGCTCTGAGGGATAGTGGAATATTTTTTATCCCACGTAAGGACGGTAGACCAGGAACAACATGGGATCATGTATCAAACCCGGTTGGCATTAAGTTGATAGTGAGCAATCCAGAGGAAGAAGAACCAAACTTTAAGGATATGTAATGTCTAGAGCTCGAAAAAACCCTGATGATAACTGGATGCCTCCCCGCGTTCGCCGAGGAAAATCTGCTTATGAGTTTCGTACCACAGATGGTCGTACCATCAGGTTGTGCAATCCTGAGCTAACAAAATCGCAGGTATGGGCAGCTTACGAAAACTTCATAAACGATTTAAAGGTTGGTACGAACTTCAACGCACTTTGTGAAGAGTTCTTTAATTCCGGTGATTTCCACGAGTTAGCAACTGAAACACGTAAAGACTACAGAAAATACGGTTCAAAGGTAAATGTTGTCTTCGGGAAAATGAAGCCGGATAACATCAAGCCAGAGCACATCAGAAAATACATGGATAAACGAGGTGTTAAGAGCAGAGTTCAGGCAAACCGCGAGAAAGCATTTATGTCCAGGGTGTTTCGGTGGGCATACGAACGAGGAAAGGTGAAGATGAATCCTTGCCAGGGCGTGAAGCAATTTAAAGAGCAGGCTCGGACCCGTTATATTAGCGATAGGGAATATGATGCACTTTATAGCGTTGCTTCTATTCCCGTAAAAGTTGCAATGGAGTTGGCATATCTATGTTGCGCCCGCCAGGGAGACATTCTTGACCTCAAAAAGAGTCAATTATTGAGCGAAGGAATTTTAATTCAGCAGAGTAAAACCGCAGTTAGCCAGATCAAGGCCTGGACAAAACGTCTGGAGGATGCCGTTAATCTTGCTGACAGCATTCCTCTCAACAGCGGGATGGTAAGTATTTTTGTCATCCACCAGCCATCAGGTCTGCGATACACACGCGATGCTTTTAATGCACAGTGGATGAAGACAAAAAAACTTGCTGCTGAGAAATATCCAGACCTAGATTTCCAGTTCACTTTCCATGATCTAAAAGCCAAAGGAATTTCGGATCTTGAAGGTACGCTGAGTGAGAAACAAGAAATTTCAGGTCATAAAAACGCCTCACAAACAGCGAGATATAATCGAAGAATTTCAGTTGTTCCGGTCGTTGGGGGGCAGTAA